AGACTTAACAAGTATAGATTCACTAAATAATGGGCATCCAGCGAAAGAATATTTACTAAGCAGGAAGATACCTGATCTATCAAGGTTCTATTATGTAAGTAAGTTTAAAGAGTGGGTGAACTCACAGAAACCAAGAACATTTGACAACTTACAGAATGACAGACCTAGAATTATTATCCCTCTCTTACGTCATGATGGTACTATGTTTGGAATCCAGGGTAGATCTTTGGAGGCAAACCCATCGTTACGATACATATCAATAATGTTTGAAGATCAACCTAAGATCTTTGGACTTGACAAAATTAACACTGATGAAACAATCTACATTACAGAAGGACCGTTCGACTCAACCTTCGTGGAAAACTCGGTTGCTATGTGCGGTTCCGATATTGATATTCGGACGTTTGGTTGGAGCGATTATATTTGGGTTTTTGATAACGAACCTCGTAACCAACAAATCGTCAACAGAATCAGTACCGCCATCGATAGAGGTGACAAAGTAGTCATCTGGGACAAGAGCATAAAGGAAAAGGACATAAACGAAATGGTGTTGCAAGGTTATGATCCTTATGCTATTATTAAACACAACACATTCTCTGGATTACAGGCAAAACTAAAACTAGCAGACTGGAAAAAAGTATGAACGTTATTAAAAGGGATGGCACTGCCGTACCTCTCGACCTAGACAAAGTACATAAGATGGTTGAGCATGCGTGTGAAGGACTCGCAGGAGTATCTGAATCACAGATTGAAATGAATTCTAAACTCCAACTCTTTGATGGAATTAGAACACAAGATATCCAAGACATTCTGATTAGGTCTGCTAATGATTTGATTTCACTAGACGCTCCTAACTATCAGTTTGTTGCTGCTAGGTTGTTGCTATTTGATGTGAGGAAAGAAGTATATAAAGGACATCCAGACAATCATCCTACTATTAAATCCCACCTTGATGCTGGTATCACACAGGGGATCTACGACAGCGACCTTGGAGGGGCATATACAGACGAGGAGTGGGATGTTCTGAACTCATACATAGAACATGATAGGGATTATCTATTCACCTATGCAGGCATGCGTCAGGTAGTAGACAAATACCTTGTACAAGATCGTAGCACAGGTGCAATTTTTGAGACTCCTCAATTCATGTACATGTTGATCTCTGCTACTTTGTTCCAGAACTATAAGGAGGATCGTCTGGGTTATGTCCAAAGATACTACGACGCAATCAGCACACACAAAATCAACATCCCGACACCAATCATGGGAGGTGTCCGAACTCCTTTGCGACAATTTGCTTCCTGCGTTCTTGTTGATGTTGATGACACCCTCGATAGTATCTTTGCAAGTGATATGGCTATTGGGTACTATGTTGCTCAAAGGGCAGGCATCGGTATCAACGCAGGCAAAATCCGTGCGATCAACAGTAAGATCAGGGGTGGAGAAGTTCAACACACAGGCGTTGTCCCTTTCCTCAAAAAGTTTGAAAGCACTGTCAGGTGTTGCACTCAAAATGGCATCCGTGGTGGATCAGCAACTGTCCACTTCCCCATCTGGCACAAAGAAATAGAAGATATTATTGTATTAAAGAATAACAAAGGTACAGAAGACAACAGGGTCAGGAAACTAGATTACAGTATCCAACTATCTAAACTATTCTATGAGAGATTCCTACAAGACGCAGAAGTCAGTCTCTTTTCACCGCACGACGTTCCAGGTTTGTATGATGCTTTTGGCACTGATTCATTTGACGGTCTATACACTTCATACGAGCAAGATCTATCAGTTCCAAGAACTACCATCAAAGCACAGACATTGATCCTTGACCTCTTGAAGGAGAGGGCAGAGACAGGACGTATCTATTTGATGAACATTGACCACTGTAATAGTCACAGTTCATTCAAAGACAAGGTAAGTATGTCTAACCTCTGTCAAGAGATCACTCTACCTACTGACCCTATCAATCATATTGATGATGCAGGAGGAGAGATTGCACTCTGTATTCTATCTGCTATTAACGTAGGTAAGATTAGAAAGTTAGATGAGTTGGAGAACCTTTGTGACCTTGCAGTTCGTGGACTAGAAGAACTGATTGACTATCAGAACTATCCTGTTGCTGCTGCTGAACGTAGCACACTGGCACGTCGTTCACTTGGTATTGGTTACATCGGACTAGCACATTACCTTGCTAAGAATGGTGAACACTATGATGACAAGGGTGCTTGGCAGTTGGTTCATGACCTCACAGAAGCATTCCAATACAACCTTTTGAAGGCATCAAACAACCTTGCAAAAGAGCGTGGAGCATGTGATGGTTTCCCTAACACAAAGTACGCTGATGGAATACTTCCGATTGATACATATAAGAAGGAGGTAGACGAGATTGTAGAAAATAATTTACAATATGATTGGAATTCTCTACGCGATGACATTACCGAGCACGGACTCAGGCACAGCACTTTGTCCGCACAAATGCCTTCGGAGAGCAGTTCCATTGTGTCTAACGCTACCAACGGAATCGAACCACCAAGAGATTATTTGTCCATTAAGAAGAGCAAAAAGGGACCACTCAAACAGATTGTACCTCAGTACAATACTTACAAGAATAACTACACTCTTCTCTGGGATATGCCATCGAATCAGGGGTACATCAAAATCGTAGCAGTAATGCAGAAGTTCTTTGACCAAGCAATTAGTGGCAACTGGTCTTATAATCCAGAGAACTACCCTAACAATGAGGTACCTGTTTCTGTTATGGCAAATGATTGGTTGACAACCTACAAGTATGGTTGGAAGACCTCTTATTATCAAAACACTTACGACATCAAGAAAGACGAAGAAGTTGCAGACGCTAACGAACTAGCATTAGACACATTGATCAATGACATTATGTCTAAGAGTGAAGATGAATGTGACGCTTGCAACGTCTGATATATTATTGACAACACATGCACACCGACACGAGGACGAGGATGGGAGTTACTGTCTTTAATTCTACACCAGTTAAGAATACACAACCAATGTTTTTTGGGGCACCCCTAGGGATGCAACAATACGTCAACTTTAAGTACCCAGACTTCGACAAGTTGACACAGACACAACTAGGATACTTTTGGAGACCAGAAGAAGTATCGTTGCAAAAAGACAGGTCTGATTACAAGACGTTAAACGAACAACAAAAGCACATATATACAAGTAACTTGAAGTATCAGATCCTATTGGACTCTGTACAAGGTCGTGGACCTGGCATGGCATTCACTCCTTACTGTTCTCTTCCTGAGTTGGAAGGTGCTATGGGTGTGTGGCAGTTCATGGAACAGATCCACTCTCGTTCTTATACTCATATCATTAAGAATGTATACCCTGATCCCTCCGAAGTTCTAGACACTGTACTAGACAACGAGAAGATTATTGCCAGAGCAAAGTCAGTAACAAAAGCATACGATGAATTTCTAGAACGTGCAGGAGCATGGGCAGAAAGTAACATGTGGAAGAAAGACTGGAAAGGTTCTCCGACTACTGACTGGACGATGAAAGATATGAAACGTTCACTTTATAGGGCAGTCGCTAATGTTAACATCCTCGAAGGTATTAGGTTCTATGTCTCGTTCGCTTGCTCGTTTGCATTTGGTGAACTCAAACTTATGGAAGGATCCGCTAAGATTATCTCTCTCATCGCACGAGATGAAAGTCAGCATCTTGCACTTACTCAAAAGATAATGTATAAGTGGAGGAAAGGTGATGACCCTATCATGCAAGAGATCCACGAAGAAGAAAAGGACAACGTAGTCAAGATGTTCCGTGATGCTGTTGACGAGGAGAAGGATTGGGCAGAGTATCTATTCTCACAAGGTAGTATCATCGGACTAAACGAACGACTCCTATCACAATACGTTGAGTGGGTTGCCAACAGACGTATGAAAGCACTAGGCATCAAACCAATCTACGATATCCCTGCATCAAACAACCCTCTACCCTGGACAGAACACTGGCTAAATAGTAAGGGTCAACAAAACGCACCCCAGGAAACTGAAATCGAATCTTATGTTGTCGGAGGCATTAAGCAAGATGTGGATGCAAAAACTTTTGCAGGGTTTCAACTTTAATAACGTTGGACAAATGGACAAGGAAGAACAGGAGAGCGATCCTCTCTGTCATAGACCCGAAAATTGGTATCAAGGACCACTTATCTTTTTTGAAGAAGGTGAAGAGAGATTTGAAAAGGAGTGGTCCGATTAAGAAACGAAAGAAATCTTAACATTAAGCAAAGATTAATTCGCATAAATAGTATTGTTATGATATAATAACATTACGTTCATCTTATGTGTAACATAAGTTCATCTTATGATAGAACTTGCTCTTGCTGCAACGCTTCTTTCCGAACATCATCCAAGTCATTGGACAATGACATGCTCGGAATGGAATGACAGTAGGGTAGAAGTCATGCTAGACTCTAACCTAAGTCCCGACGCAAAGGAGTATCTCATAGATTATTTTCGTACGAAAGTCGAAGGTAATAACTGTGAGTCTTACATCATAGGACGCAAGTAAATCGCGGAACGGTACGTTCATCTCATGGCACATCTACTGGCACTATTACTAGCAACAGGTTCACTTACTTGTTTGGAAATAGAGTACAAATTAGATAGGGTTAGGGATCATCCTGACCTAACTGATGAGCAACGTGAAGAAATCATTGAACTATATCAAGTTCATATGACAGAAGCACTAGGCATAGAGTGTCAATGGGACGCAAACGATTGAAGGAACGGGATCTAAAAACCCCTACTATTTCAAATCAAATGGCACAAGTTACTTATCGCGGTGTTCAGTACGACACCAATCGTCCAAAGAACACAAACGTAAATGCTGAAAAAGCACAACTCGTCTACCGAGGAGTCAAAGTTAACAAGGAGGACTAATCATGCTTCAAGTAGGTTTGATCACTCTCGGGATGGCAATCGCACTAACAATATTTTACAGTGAAATCCGACTACTTCAAAAATTTGAGGGGTAGGACCAGTGTTGAAAATCCGTTTCGAGTGGGAGCACAATCTTCCAGAGTACGATCCCGATGTTCACAACCCAGAGAAGGTCTTTGCCTTTCTGTGTTATCGTGGAGTACACTACGCGAAATGGGTTTATTTGGATATCAACATGGGCAACTGGAAATTGTTTAATCCTAGACAAAAGTCAAATTAAGTGTTACAATGTGGGCACCTTCGGGTGTCCTTTTTATTATCAAAAATAAATATGAGTGAAGTTCCAGAGAGAAAAACCATGAAGATCTTTTTAGACAGTAGTGATGTTGATGAGATCTCTAAGGCAGTAGAGACTGGACTAATTGATGGGGTTACTACTAACCCAACCCTGATGCTACAATCAGGACTCAATCCAAAGACAGTACTAGAATCTATTACAGAATTATTCGGGTGGGATTCATCTGTATCTGCTGAGGTATCGGGAGATACCGTAGAAGAAATGCTAGAAATGGCAGATGAATATGTACCTATCAATCCAAACATTACAATCAAAGTTCCTTGCACAGTAGAAGGACTTAAAGTATGCAATGACCTAGCAAGTGATGATATAAAAGTAAACGTTACTCTTATATTCAGTACAGCACAAGCAATCCTAGCAGCAAAAGCAGGAGCAAGTTTTGTATCACCCTTCGTAGGTAGAGTTGACGACAACTCATTCAGTGGTGTAGACTTGGTAGGTGATATTGTTCAGACATACAAAGCACACAACATTGAGACAGAAGTTCTTTCTGCATCACTAAGAAACGTTAAGGATGTATCAGAATGTTTTAAACGTGGTTCACATGTAGTTACCATGCCACCTAAGATCTTCTGGAAGATGTATGACCACGTTCTTACGAGAGAAGGACTAGCAAAATTCAACGAAGATTGGGCAAAGGTACTAGCATCATGAATGTAGACAAAGTAAAACTAATTGCACACAACCTCAAACTCTTAGCAGAGAGTTTAGAGGATGCAATCAGAGAGGATCCAGAGAGTTATCTTAGACCAGATGTAGATCCTAAGACTGGTTTATGGAAGACCCCTAAACCTTATACATATAAAGATGACTATGAGGGAACTTGAAACCACAAAGCGCGAAAGGTAAAGGCAGACGATTCCAACAGTGGGTTCGTGACATGCTTATTGAACACCGTGACATTCATCCAGAGGACATAGAGTCTAGGAGTATGGGTGCGGGTGGAGAAGATTTGATTATGGCACGAGACGCTAGGAACAAGTTTCCTTTCTCGATAGAGTGCAAGAACCAAGAGAAACTAAATGTCTATGAAGCATACGCACAGGCAGAAGCAAACTCTGGTAAGCATGAACCAATCTTGTTCATGAAAAAGAACCGCAAGAAACCTCTTGTAGTTGTAGACGCTGAATGGTTTATTAAACATGTTCACTATACCGATTGAATCTTTTAAAGTTCCTGATTGGGACAAATGGAAACCACTTATACTAGAACAGTGTGATGAGAATAGTCCACAGGCACACATAACTGGTGGACGTGTCAACACACATGAAATGGACACCGACTATCATGACTTGGTTATCAACAAGTCAATGCCAAAGTATTATTGGACAGTAATAGATGCACTCAAACCTATCATGGATGAGATGCAACTTGACTACCCGCTAGACATATACAATATCGTAGCAATGTGGCATCAGACCACAGCAAATGGACAGTTCCATGGTGTACATAATCATGGTCCTGTTGGTATCACAGCAGTATTATATGTTGACTTTGATCCTAAGATCCACAAGGCAACCACGTTCTTTGCACCCTTCCATAACTATATCAATGGTGAGGTGGTAGACTACATGCCTGACGTAGAGGAAGGAGACGTTGTGTTCTTTCCATCATACTTACCACACATGCAAGAACCCAATTTTACTGGTGTTTCAAGGACTATTGTATCATTTAATATCATGGGTAAAGAAATGGTACCCCATAAGGTTCACCCAAGATCTATATAATATATGAACTACCGTGATCGTTACGTTACCGTCGACCTAGACGACGATGAATTCAAATCGCTTCAAGACTTTCTACTAGCACAAAAAGGATATGAATCCACAGAGATCGACAAGGTTAGAACCTCGGATGTAATATTCGTACAGGATAAAGACCTAGACGATCTTGTTTTGTCTTATGTAAAGAAAGTAAATGAAGCAGCGAACTGGAATTTCGATGTAGATTTTCTGGAACCACTTCAACTAACAAGGTATAAAGAAGGAGACCATTATGACTGGCACCAAGATGAATCCGAATGGCACAGTGACAAGAGAACGAATGGAAAGATAAGAAAGATATCTTTCACTCTCTTACTCAACGATGATTTTGAAGGTGGAGACTTTCAACTCATCAATCAAACTGTACCATTAAAGAAAGGACAAATGGTTTTCTTTCATTCAGACGATTATCACGGAGTTGACCCTGTAACATCAGGCATACGACACTCCCTAGTAGGATGGGTCTTAGGACCCGCGTGGCGATAGAGACTTTGGTCCTGTCGTTGGGGTATACTACGTTCAATTCGTAGCAGGACCCTTCCCTTCGGGGAATCACACACTAGAATAGAGGTTCGTATGACGATCCAGACTCAGTTTGCAAAACAGTTGCAAATTCTTATCGACGCTACACTCGGTAATGTAATACTCGACAGCGAGTATCCAATTCTCTTTAACGAAGTGTGCAAATTCTATGAAAGTAGAGGTGTACAATTCTGGGGAGATTACGAGGACGACTATTCAAAATGCATAGAGTATCTAACTGCGGATCTCTATGAAGCACAACTTGCATAATGACTTTTAACCCTGACCCAATATATTATGACGGTAGAGTTGCCTACCCTCGCACTGATTTTATCTACACTGAAAAGATAGATGAAAGTGTAACGGATGGCATCATAGATTTCTACCACACCCAAGAGATATTTGAAAAATGGGCAGGGGAAACCATTGCCGATGATGGCACTGGACTTGTGAACACTGACATCAAAGATTCATTAGACAACCCTGTCTTTGTAGGGATCACTGATGAACGAGTCAGAAACTTCACAGCAGAAGTAAACAGAGTAATGAATAATTACGTTGAGATATTTCCGCTGTGTAGCAAGACATCTGGTTGGAAAATGGAAGAGTTTTTCAACCTACAATACTATAAACCTGGTGGGGGATACCACTTATGGCACTGTGAACGTCAAAGTTCTTCACGGTCTAACACATATAGACACATGGTCTGGATGACCTATCTGAATGACGTTCCTGACGGTGGCACTGAGTGGTTCCATCAGCAAACATATGTTCCTGCTCAAAAAGGATTAACTGTGATCTGGCCAGCGGACTGGACATATCATCATAAGGGTCGCAAATCAGACACATCAGATAAACTAATAGCAACAGGGTGGTATCATTTCGTATAACGTGTTATACTATGCCAAGAATAGGTAAATTATTCATGAAACCCCAAGTTATTATGGAACGGTATCCTTACCGTTATGTGCAATCAGGTATACTTGACAACGGTACACCTGATTTTCGTATTCAGAAGTTCAATGAGGTCACAGATAAGTATCGTGACATGTATCTCTGCGACAATGCTATGCAAATTGACACAGCGATGGAAGACTTCGAGTACACTAAATGGTTGGACCCAGACCCAGAGGTCACAGCATACAGACGTGACGGTCAGTAAACCGTCACACATTATTTGACAAATGTTAAGAAATTATATATAATTGTAACAGTTCTTAATAAAACTAAACATGACAGTAACAACTGAGTCAGGAGGAAGACAGAATATGTATCCTACTGAGACACGTCCATACTTGGATGAGAACTACAAGGGATACGGTCCAAACGCTGAACTACTCAATGGTCGCTTGGCGATGCTTGGTCTAGTTGCTGGTTTCGTATCATATGTGACAACAGGTCACTTCTTTTTCGGTGGCATCCTAGGTTTCTAACCATGGATCTTATCGAGTCAATTTTATACACACATTCAACACACAA